TGCTAAAGCTATATCAGCTTCCTCAACCTGCATCTCTGCAGCTTGCGTAGCAACAGCTAGATCAGCATAAGGATTAGTTATTTGCGCTGATAAATCTTGCGCTAACTCACTAACATCTTCAACACCTGCATATGGATTTATAACAGCCTGCCTGTTATTTTCAAAATTATCCAATGCACGTTGAGCGTTTCTAGCTCTTTCAGCGGCTCTTCTAGCCTGCACACCAGCTGAAATACCTTTTGTTAAAGCTGATGCACCCATACCGACAAGTGTTGCAGTTGCTGCTCCCATATTATAAATTTTTTGTTAATTCGTAGGATGGTTTTTTGTCCATATTCCACCCTAATTTTTTATGTGTTTCTATTAATCCTTTATGTTGTAAGTTAGTAAACATATATTTATATCCCATGCTTACTATAAATTGTTCTAATTCATTAATTAAGTACTCTATCGCGTCTCGTCTGTCATCTTCTTTGTAATTAGGACTAGAGATAATCCATTCAACCCAAGCCACTTTAGAGTTAGTAAAATAAACAAAGCCTGCCACGATTGGTTGATTGTTTTTTTCTACAATAAAACCTCCTGTACCGTGATTTGGTAAAAAATCTTGTGGTGGTGCTGTCCAACCTGGCCACCAATCCCACCATTCAACTAGCATGTCCCAGTCTTTAACTGTTACAGCTCTTGTTTTAAAATCCATATAATATAATTTAAATTGATGATACAACAAATTCCGATGATGATGCAAATAATTCTTTAACACCACCAACATTTGTTGATGAATCTGTAGACATTTTAACTGTTGCTACATAACCTTTTATACCGCTAATATCAACTCCAAATATAACTTCACCTTCTGCCACAGGCGAATTGTTAATTAAATTAGCTACGTATTTATTTTCTTTTCTAGTAAACCCAGCGTGATACTGTATGTTGTTTTCTGTATAAGCACCTTCGTTATAACTTAATATTTGAGCTGACTGATCATTTGTAGTTTGCCAAACAGCGTTAATTAAATCTAAACCTGTTACATCTGAAGTTATAGAATCTACTTGCCAACCATTGTTACCTTCATAACTAATAGTTTTAAATACTTTTTGTGTTGAAGGATTAGGGTTTAATACAAACGTAATACTTGAGTCACTATAATTACCATAATAAGTATTTCTATTTGTTCCACTTGCTTCTACATAATGCTGATATACATTACCATCTGCTCTAGTGTAATTAGGATCACTTACGTATTGATTAGGTATTGAATAAAAATTACCATTTACACTAAACATAAACTCAGGGTTATACGTATAGAATGTTGGCCAACCAAGTACACTCTCATCAAAAGCTAAAGTGTTAAAGTTTTGATTATCAAAACTCATATCCCATGGTTTAATAGACAATATGTATTGTTTTGTATAATTATCCCAAGCACCAATCAACTCACCTGTTTCAACACCGTTGTCTACTAAGTTAAATTGATCTCTAAAATAATCAGTCATACCATATCTTGATATTTCTGTAATACCATCGTGAGATAATCTAAGTACAGATCCTTTATTTTTATCTGTAAAATATTTTCTAAATCCATACACTGCAAAGCTTTCTGGATTTTTACTTATACCATACTCACCAGCGTAAGGAACTATTTGACCTATAACAACATTAGAAGAAGTAACTGTTCCACCTCCTTCTGCAGAATAAATAGCATCTTTGTCAATTAAAGCTCTATTTACTTTAGTCTCTTGGAATATAATTAAGTTAGTATCTTCAGCGTATAGCTTTTGTATACTACCATGTTTAGGGTCTACGCTTCTTATAATTTCTTCACCAACAGGAAATTGATTGGTATTATTAACACCTGTTCTAGCGTTGTATATACCGCTATAAATCATAGAGTTAAACCTAATTGCTGACTGAGGATATTCTTCTTCTAAGTAAGCTTTAACCCCATAGTCTACATTAGTATTATTATACCCTCCTCTAATTCTAGCTTCTTCAACATACCAGTCATATAGTTCTATTATATTAGTTGTTGTATTAGCATAGTATGGAAAAGCTGGTGTATCAATTATACCTGGAAACACATTGCCGCCTCTTGATCCAGATGCAATTGTAGCATCTGCTCCTCTATCAGCAACTCTTTTTAACCAAAAGGAATTAAAGTAATTTACTTCTACTGCTATAGCCATAATTTATAATCACTTATATTTTATCTAATTTACTGTTGGATATGATCTACCTACTTTACCGCCTGTTGCATTAAACTGACCAATCCATCTTCTATCATTTTGCGTACTTGAAACTGTTGCATTACTTATTGCCGCTCTATCATCTCCAAATGGGTTTGGATAAAGACCTGGTGTTCCAGCTCCTGATCTTCTTTTATATGCGTGCCAAGTATTAACACCTGTTTGAGTTGGTACCCAAGGCGTTGTTAAATTAGCATCTAAATAAAACTCTGTTACATATCTAAATATAGGTTCTCTTGCGTATACATTTACAAAAGGACTACTTGTATTTTGCGCTGATGCTTCATCTATTTCTGCTACTTGAGATACAGAATATTGCCAAGCTATTTCTGTAGTTCCATTTGGATAATTAAAATCACCATATACTACACTCATTGTAACTTGACTATCATCAGCATAACTAGCCGAGCAAGAATCATATCTTGTTAAATCACCTCTTAGTGTATTAGCCATAACTCTATACCCACCTCTTCTTGCTGGATTATTTCCATTAAACACAAATGTTCTTGTTACATCTAAAACTAATTGAGTACTAGTTGGAGACTGTGGGCGATCTGCTGTGATTTTCATTTCATCAAAGTAGGGCGTAGGATAAGTAGGAATAACTCCAGTTGTATTTTTTAATGTACCGTTTTGTATTGCAAAACTATATGGGTTTACGCCACCCGGATAATTAATTAACCACTCTCCTCTATTAAATTCACTATTAACATCTACACCTTCTAAATCAATAGCGTTGTTCCATGGCCCAGCTATTGCTGGTTCTGACCTTTGTTGTATTGCTAATTTAAAGAAAGCGCTTACATCTGTAGGCAGCGTAGCATCATAACCGTTTATTAACTGTGTAAATCTAATAGTAACATACCACTTGCCTTGCATTAAGCCTTGTGGTGATAGTGAACACCAGCTAGGACCATAAGACGCATTGTAAGATTTAGCTGATCTTGTTTGTCCCAAGCATAAAGGCACATTAATAGTTGATATATTAACAGGATCTTGAGGCGCAGGTACATTATTAACCCAATCAGTAAAACCAGCTGGCGGGTTATTATTGTAATCAACAGGTAAAGTTGTACCTGTTTTATTAGACCAAAATACACCACCTACATCTGAGCCTTGTAAAAAAGGCACAGTGGTTAAATCAGCTTGAATCATATTACAATTAACTTGTAACTCACCAAAAGTCCAATCAACAGTTAATGTGGTAGTTAATCCAGCGCCATTAGCATCAGTAATAGCAAATTGTATATTATAAGGTCCAGACATTGTAGTTCCTGGGTTTTGACTAATTTCACCAGTTCCAGGGTCTATGCTAAATATATTTACTAGAGTTCCATATTGAGTCTGAGTATTTATACTATATACTAATTCTAAAACATCTGTAGGGCTAGGCGCTGCTGTTCCGTTTACAGCTGATATTACTGGGTTGTTAGCTGGTCCACCTCCGCCATACTGAACAAACTCATTATAATTCCAATGTGTTGGTACTAATAGAGTTGCCGTTGGCGCTTCATTATCTAATGAAAATTCAAATGGACTACTTATTCCAAAAGTAGTAACACCTGTCACCGTATTTGTAATATCAAACGTTGCTTGAAAAGTTCTTAAATTAGAGCTTTCTAAATAAACAAAATAGTCTGCTATTTGTATAGTAAATGTATCATACACAGAGTTAGCAAAACCATTAGGTGTTGTTGCTGGTCCTCCGTTACCAGTACCAGCTGTTCTAACTAAATTAAATCTAGAACTTACATCTGTACCATTGCCATCTACAACAGTCATAGTCATAGACATAGCGTCGTTTATAGTTGCACCACCAGCATCTTCTGGATAAAAATCATTTGTTATAATAGGACCAGTACCTGCTGTATATACAGTAGCTGGATCTGTATAATCTCTGTCTTCTTTAAAGTTTATATTACTAGCTCCTGTTAAATTTTCTAATGTAGAAGGTGAACCGGCAGGTAGACTATTTTCAATAGCGGTGTTTAAATCTTTAACTCTACCAGACGTAGATGTCTCCCAAAATATTTCTAATCTTGATTCTGTTGGAGCTGTTTCATATACACTTAACCAAAACGGATATATATTACTTGGCGGATTATCACCAATTGAACCTATTGGTTTTCTAGTTATAATTCTTCCAACAAGAGGATTACTTTCTTCTTCATAAACATCATTAAAAACTACTGAACTTGTCCTTCTTGTTTGAAATAATTCGTTTAATTTAGCAATTGCTGAAACTGTATCCGCTGGTATCAAAGGATAATATTGTGAATTGTAATAAGGACTATCTGTAAAACCAGAACTTGGATTATTATCTATATATATTTGAGGTGTTACTCTACCCCACATTCTAACACTACTTCTATATTGTGTTTGATCAGGACCAACTTCACTTAAGTCTCTAGGTACTTTATTTATATTATCATTAAATAACACCGCATGAGCTATTTCACCCTCCTCATTGTTTATGCTAAATTGAGGAGCTTCAAAAGGATGTCCGTTAATTATACCTGGTAAATAAACATTATAGTATTCTTGTTCTTTTTGTTTAACAACTATTTTCCAAGTATACCAACCAAGTGGATTATAATTAACTGACAATGGATCTCCATTATATAAACCAGGTGTACCTGTTTGTTCATTTTTAGTTGAACTAATTAAGTTATTAAAATAAACTTTTAAACTATCACCAGGCCAATACAATAAATTATCTGAACCAGTAAAGTTGTCAAAGCTATCTCTATAAGGCCAATTAATTGTATCACCACCAAAATTAGTTCCACTCGCTGTAACAAAACTTTGATTGTTTGATAACAAAACAGTTGAAGTTCTACCGTATCTATCTGATAATACAATACCTACTTGATAAGTTCTGTTTTGTTTTAATGTATGATTTGGATAACCATAAAAAGCATAATCACCTAAATTATTAGTAGCTGCAATAGTTGAAGCGTCGAACTTAGCTGACACACCAACATTATAATCTAAAGCTTCAGGTGGTGTATGCTTGTTTTGAAAATTACTATATACAACTCTATTACTTATTATTTCTTGACCATGTGCTTTAACTGGTACTTTATCATACACTCTAGTTGTTTGTGCTTCTGGTAGTGTTTTAAAAGGCTCTGTTGATTGATATTCATATTCGTAAGTAGTAACTGCACCAGCAGTATTTAAATCACTTGAGTCAATTGTTTCAACTACTTGGACCGCTAAACCATCAGACTCTTTATATAATATCTCTATTTCAGATATTTTTAATTTTTCTCTTATTTCATCAGCATTTAATTGCGTTCCATCAATATCATCCGGCATATGTATTTGCAGCAAAATTTTATTAACTTGATTTTGCATAAAGTTAACAACAGTGCTTTCATAAGTTGCTTCTTCACTGTTTTCTACAAAATATCCAAAATTTTCAGGTATAAAACAGGGTTGAGTAAACGGCGCCATTACAGAGAACTCACCATTTAAAAACTTAAACCTATAACTAAATCTTACAAATTTATCTTTTAAAAATTCTCCATCACCAGCATATGTAGATACTCCAGCATTGTTTACAAAGTTAGGATTTTGAGGACCAAAATATAATCCAACTCCTAATGGAAACCTAAGTGTTGGAGCACCACCAGATCTATAGGCAACTTGTATTTGATCTGCTAATAAACCATCTGGTAAACCAGCAAGAGCAACATAAGCATTATCTGTTTGAGTTATTTGACCATCACTAGTCCATATTTGTAAATCTTTTAAATCAGGTATTGAAAAACCTGGCGCAAACGTTGTGAAAGGAGGCAACGTAATATCTACTTCTATTATAGCCCCAGCAGCTGGAGTAAAAGCTGTTGTAGCTTCTACAATAACTGGTAAATTTGGAGTAAGCGCGTCTGTCATTGTTGTTTCAAAAACACCTGGCGCTGTTTCCTTATACACGTCTATTGCTTTATGAGGCGCATATTTACAAACAGTTACATGATCTTCTGTTGTATAAGCTAAATCAGCAATACTAGTAAACCTATCAATAGGTGTAGCAAACTCATCTCTAACGCTTATCACTCTTGGTTGGTTTCTATTATCTGTAAAAAATAATAAGTCTTCTATTAGATTTACACTTCTAATTTTCCAAGCGTAAGAAAAATTTAAAAACTTACCAGCAGAATAAATAAATATATCACCAGTTGCAAAATCATATCTAACAATAGCATGATTAACATTTAAACCAGTTTGATAGTTTAAATTACTCAACGTGTTGTTAGTTAAAAACAAATACAATTTACTATTTACCTCGTCTACATATTGGCCGCAAGCTTTTAAGTACTGACCACCAACACCTAATACAGCAGACATTTGTAATCCAATGTCACCATTTAAAACAGGTCTTGTTCCTTGTATATTTTCAGCAGCTCCAACATTACTATCTTCTGACTTTGATATAGCTATATTTTGTGCGTCACGATATTCTCCGTTGGGTAATAGTCTTTCGTCTAAGTCCTTGTTCATCTTGGACTTTAGAAAAGTATTTTTTATTTCTGCCATTTAATTTTAGTGTTTAATCCATTTAGATTTACCACGCATAACCTGTACTATTTCATCTAACTTAATATTAGATAATCTAATTTTAGCATTTCTAAGTTTAGCACTCTTTTCTTTTCTATATCTTTGTACAATATATTCTGGTATACGAACTCGAGACGCTAGTATATTGTAATTTATATACGCGTATAAAGCATCTTCAGCCATTTTAGGTACTCTAGTATCTAAATCATAAGCAAGACCATCAGAAATGTATTCTATTACTATGCATTTACCTACTAAATCACTAGAAAAAGTAAACTTACCTTGCCTTTCATCTATGCCAAACCAACCATTTACTTGACTTGTCTGTGGATTTAAGCCATATCTTTGTCCAGCTATCACGTTCCAGTACAATGGAAACGGCGTGTTAAAATAATCAGTATAATAACTCCAGTAATTACCGTCCCAACCTGTTATTAATCTAGTATTAGCTTGCTTCCAAGCTCTAGTTGTTAATGAAGTTGTTTCTAAGTTTTCATTTAAAGCGTCTTGGATAGGTAAACCATCTTGATCTTGTGCTAAGCTTTGGTATGGATTAGTAGTTAAACCATTGTTAGGTTGTATAGTATGCAATACACCTAAATCATCTTTCCATGCTAATCTTACATAGTTCACATAATCTTGTGGTATTACTAATGATAAGCTAGGTGGTATTTCTAATTCTTGAGATTTAATACTTTTTAACGTATCATAACTGAACTCTTGCAGTCCTCGCTTAGCATGAAATATAACATCTGTTCTTTTTACGCTTGGTATTAATTTACCAGCGCCTACATATGCTATCATATAGTTTGTGATAACATCTGCTAAACTAGTATATGAATATCCACCATAGTTGCTCCAAACGGTATTTTCAGTTAATTGTACTTTTAAATAATTACCAGCGGCTAATCCAGCTGTAACAGTAACTGTGTTACCAGAAACTGTATACGTATTATATAATGGTGTGTATGTTAAACCGCCATCAATACTAACCTCTAAATAAAAATTATTTGTAGGCCAATTAACATTTGTTGGATCAGCTGTTGCAAAAACTAAATCAGTGTTAAATGTAGTGGTAAAATCAAAGTTAACACCATCTGCTATGAACGTTTGTGTTCCCGCGTAGTACTGTCTATTGTTTTCAGATATTAACGTCATTTATTATAGTTTTTCGTTTTGCTCATTCATTGCTGCTTCTTGAGCTGCAGCTTGTACGATTTGTGGATCTCTTATTATAATACCCGCGTACATTAATATTTTTATTATAACTTCACTTTGTTCAGATGGGTGAAGCTCAAACTGTACAGAACCAGTAGGGTTTGTAGTTTCATTATATGCTGATGGATCATATACATACTGACCTTGGCCACCAATTTGATAACCCCATCTAACATCATTAGGCTTACGCACATAGTTAGCTGTTATACCAGTTTGTATACTAGTAGGTCTAACGAATACTCTTTCGTTTTCATATAAGTAAGTTGGAAATGTAATTGACGCTCTAGTTAGTTTAGATTTTTCAGCATAGTAAAAATCTTGTCTATCTAATCTTTGTAGTTCTACGTCGTCATTGTATACAACAGTTCCAAGTCTATAAAACTCGGGTGTAGTTCCGTAAAAGTCTGTTGTAGGTAAATCAAAATACCCCTGGCCTGGTACATAGGTACAAGTTCCAAAGGTTTTAAATATAGCTATTTTTTCATCTATATTCATTTGCCTGTCCGCATAATCAGTATCTGTTTGCGCCACGCGTAACTGTTGATTTAAATCATCAAAGTATTTTTCAAATATATCTAACTGTACTTGTGTAGCCGTTTTATTAAATTCATCAGGCGTCATATAACCACGTTGTTCTTTATTTAATATTGACAACACGGTTCTATATACAGTGTTTACGTTTATAGCCATAGTGTATTTTTATTATAATAAAAGGCGGGCGAACCCGCCTTATTATTTACTAGTATAGTTTCTTTTCAATAGATTTTAAAACCATAATACCTTCGTCAGTTTGTAAGAAACTAGCAAAAGCGCTATATGGATTTTCTCCAAAAGGAACTTTCATTATTTGTTCTTTAGTTTCAGCCCAAACAAAATCTTTGTTTTTATTAGCCAGCGTTACTACACCTTGTTCAACAGCTTTAATAGCTATATTTCTAAGTTGTATATTTTCATCTGCGGCTAATTTAATAAAAAGCTTAGGATTTTTCTTAGCAAAAACTAATATATCTCTTTTAAGTTCTTTTGTACTTAACTCAGAGACCTTTGTTCCTTTTTCAACTCTTAATATTGCTTCAGCTAAATCAATATCCATACCTCTAGCAATGTTAAGCGCGTCTATTTCAAACTCTATTTCTTCTACTTCATTGGTAGCAACCTGAACAGGTTTTCTTTCAGCATATTTTTTATCTAATGCTGGGTGGTATAATGATAATAGTTTTTGTAAAGCTTGATATTGTTTTGGAACATTTAAAACACCATCTTTAAATTGAATATGTTTTAATGTTACCTCTCCTTTTTGCTCATCAACAAATGGTGATGACTGATTTGTAGCATATCTTAAAGCTCTTTGCTCGTTTTTCTCTGCATCAAACCAAAGTAAAGGATACCTTTGTGTATGTCTTGAAGACAATGTATATGTAAGAGGTTCTTTATTACCTAATAAATAATATTGTCTATCTTTTATTTCCCAAGAGTTGTCAACAACAACTTCTTCTTTTTGTTTTTTCTTTTTTGTCATGATATAATATAATTAAATAAGTTAAAGGTATATGGGCGCCGAAGCGCCCTTTACCTTATAAAATGTTAAGATGTCATCAACACGAAGTTGTTAGCACCTTGTACACATAAACATCTCTCAGATAAGAAATGAACTTCCATTGCGTCAAGATCAGAAGTGAAAGCACCACCGACAGAACCAGTGATCCATGACTTCATTCTTCTATCATCAGTTTGAGAAGCTCTATATCTTACGTGTAAGAAAGGTCTTCTAATGTTTGTACCAAGAATTTGGTCATAAACAGTTGAAGTACCAGCAGGAATTAATACTCCTTCGATGTCGTCACCTGAAGTAAAGAACTCAGATCCACCTCTTGTAGAAGCATCGTTTAAGTATTTCCAGCTTGTCTTATAAAAATCGTAAGATCCTCTTCTAAATCCTGAGAACTGTAAATTAAGAGCCATTTCTTCAGAGTTTTCAAATACACCATAAGATGTACCACCGATACCATAAGAGTTTTGTGAAGCAAGCATGTTATCAATATCAAGCTCAGTAGCTCTATCTAAGAATAACATATTTTCTTCAATAGCTCCTTGGCTATCTAAGTTCTCAAGAATTGTATCAAAGTCAGCTAATGCACCAGCGAAAGCAGAGAATACATTTCCTCTGTCTTCAATAGCAGCAAATAAACCTTCAGTACCTAGTAAAGCAGCGTTGTTAGCATTAAAGTCTGTAATACCAGCTTGTGCTTGAGTATGGAATAGGTTTGCAGAAGCACCATTTACATCGGCTAATTCACCTTCAACCATTACCATTTCTAAGTAATCTTCAAATCTTAATCTAGTTTCAGATTCAGCTTTTAGATACCATAAGTATCCAGTTGCACCATCTTCTGTAGTTACTTCAACCCAACCAATCTGTGCAGTATCAGATCCAGATACAGCGTATCTATCTCTAATAATAACTGGTTTGTTGGAGAACTGAGTGAAAGAAGGCTCAACATTTTCTAATACTCCTGAGCTAGCTTTTGGATATTCAGAACCATAAACGAATACTTTATATCCTACAGCATCAGCAGGAATTTGTCCACCACCAGCAGAAGTTTCCATATATGGGAAAACTTGGATTTCATTTGCGTTAAGAGCAGATCCTGGAACAATACCAGAGTCAGCAACATACGCTTTAATTGAATCACCACCAGACTTAGGTAGAATTACTACAGTCATACCTGGAGTAATTACGTTAGTAAGTCCTGCTGTTGGAATTACAAATAAATCTAATACGTTTCCTGCAGCACCTAACGGCTGTACAGTATCGTAAGATATATGTAATCTGTTTTGTTCAGACCAAACTACTTGGTCAGAAGTCATCGGCATTTCAGCGCCGACCATTCTAATGAAGCCAGATAACGTTCTGTTTCCATAACGCTCTACTTCAGCTTCATAGATTTCAGGAAGATACTGTTGAGAAAAATCTCTAGTACCATCCGTAAAACTAAGGTAGTTGTCCGACAAAATCTGTTGAGATTGTGACGGGTTCAACGAACCAAATAAGGGATTTAAGGGCATAATTAATTGTTTTTAAATTATCGTTTTCTAATTTTTAATTTACTAACATCAGAACCGCTAATAGCACGAACCTTAACACCACCTACAAACACATCATTACTTGGAGACGTACGCGCCTCTGTTGATACATTTTTAGATTTATTAACAACATCTTTAACGGCATCGGCTTTACCTTGCTCATAAAAATGCTGCGCTATAGTATCCGCGTTTCTAGCAGCAAACATTGCTTTGTGATAACCTTGAGTATCTTTTACATTGCCCTTATCGTCCAAGAACTTCTGAACAAAGTCCTGTAAATTACTCTGAGCTTTTGCAACTTCATTTGGATTTTTAACACCGTATCTAAATTTCTTTTCACCAACTTTGAAATCAAAACCTTTGAATTCATCAGTAAATAATTTAGACGTTTTTTGTTTAAAATCTTCGTGTTGTTGTAAAGCAACTTCCTGATTTTTTTGATAGCGGTTAAAAAAGTCAATAGCTTTTTGTTGTTCTTCAGTAACACCAGGTCTTAATCTAACTTGGTCATAATACTTGTTTTTAAGATCATCTAAAAAGTTTTTGGCTTTAGCAACCTCTTCTTTATAAGCGAGTTTTTTTCTTTTGATGTCTCGCTCCTCATCAACATCTTCATCATATTGGAAATTTTCCTCCATGATAAAATTTATTTCCTCATCATTAAGATGTGGTTTGCTTTGTTTGTAATATTCTTTTAGTAAAACATTTGTATCTACTTTACTGTAGTCAGCGTTTAATCTTACGTAGTCTTCTATAGTTCCATTTGTTTCTTCCATAAACTTAACTAATTTGTCTACATTTTCTGGAAGTTGTATTTCTGGTTTTTCTATTTTAGGTTCAACTACTTTTTCTTCTTCTTCATTAGTTACTTCTTTTAAAGGTGTAACTTCTTCTACTTCTTGTTCTTCGGTGGTCCGTATTTCTTCAACCACTTCTTTGCTGTCGCCACTGTCTTTGGGTTCTCCGATAGTAGCATTGCTGTCATCTGTGCTTTGCTCTTGAACGGCATCTTCTTCTTGTTTTACTTCTGTTAAATCTACTTTAGCTTCAACAGTTGGTTCAACTGTTTCTTCTACTTTTTTACCTAAATCTACTTTTATAGGTTCATCATTTGAAACCTGTTCTTTAATAGATTTTTTCTTGATCTTTAAAGATCCAGAATCTTTTTGTTTTGCCATAATAAAATAATATAAAATTAATAAAAAATACTACGCAAACTGCTCTAATTCAAAACCACCTAATGTATCATTTTGTGATTCAAAATCTACAGGTAAAGAATCATTTTTTCTTTGTGAAATCATTTCTGATTGCTGCGTAGCTTGTATTCTAGTACGTTGATCTTTACGATCTTCGATTTCTTTTTCTTTTTCTCTTTTAACTGCTGCTTGCATTTCAGCTAAACGTAGCTGATATTGAAACTCTTGCTCCATTAATTCTTTTTTAATCTGAGCTTCTTTTTCTAATTTTTGTATTTCAAAATTAGATTTACCTTGTTCTATTTGCATTTGAGTTTCAGCAATAGCCTGTTGTTTTTGAACTTCATACATAGCTGCTTGCTCAGCGCTTTGCGCATTAGCAGCTGCTTGAGCTTGAATATTAGCTTGCTGCTGCTGTTGCTCTTGAGCTTGTTTTTGTTTACGTTTTAGTTTTAATAATTGATTAGCTAATTTAATATTATTTATTTCTCTAATATCAATAGCATCTTCTAAATTAATACCACCACTCTTTAAAGCTATTTGTATACTTTGTTCTAGTTGCGCTTTTTCTTCTTCATCTGGTTCTAATTCTAAATAAATACCAAAATCAAATAAGTTTAAGTCTTGTATTTCATCTAGCGTACCTACATTAAAATTACTTATAGACTGTTTTAAAGACTGAGCTAACAGCTCGTAATCAAAACAATCAGCTATTCTAAGTGAAATGTTTTCTGCTGTTCTAACAGCTAGATATAACGAAGCTTGTAATATGTGTCTAGTTGCTACATTAGAGTTATAAGCGGCTAGTTTCTGTAATCCTACTAACGCGTCTGGGTCTGGTGTACTAGCATCTCTAGCTTCATTTAGTCCCGTCACGTCTCTTATCATCTGTAAATAGTATTGATACGTGCTAATTAAACTTTGCAACTTAGAGCCAGCATTAGAAGTTCTAAGTTCTTGTATAGGAACTTTACCTCTGTTAGGATCACCATCTTGGGTTAAACTTCTACCTACAATACTACCTGTTTGGAAGTACATGTTTAACGCTTCTTGTGGATTGTAATTAGTTCCATTACCCAAATCAACTTCAGCTAAACCATCTACATCTACAAATACACCGTCAGGTACCATACGTGATATAACCTGCTGTAGTTTTAAATGAGTAAGTTGAATCATATCAGCAAACCCTGTAATTCTACTAACCATAGATTCTATTCTACCGTGATACATACGAGGCGCGCATATAGAATAATTCATTCTAACTTTAGTAGAATCAGCAAATGGTCTAGACATATTTTCAGACATTTCCCATTTAATCATTTCGTTTATACCTAAAACTTTAGCACCAGTATATAATACTTCAATTGATCTAGATACTTTATCAAACTTATCATTTGGCTGTGGATTAAACGTGTCAGGTTTTTCTAGTGCTTTTTCTAAACCTTGATCTGTCTTTTTAATTTTAAATACTTGATCAATATAAGTTTTGTATTCAAAAAACATTACAGCAACTACATCAGGAGTTTCATTCCAGTTTCTTAAATAATTTTGTTCACCTGGAAACTTTTCAATTTCTTTTAACTGCGCGTCAGTTAAGTAAGGAAATTGTTTTTTAAGTTCAGACATGCTAATCATTTTAACCTCTCCAACATAATATAAGTCTTCAAAGTTAGGATCAGTTGTGTATGAATAAACTAGATTAGAAGGATCAACATATTCAACAGTCACACCATTAGCTGGATTAAAATTGGTTTTAACAGCACCAATACCTAATACAACTAAATCTTGTATAATTCTTTTTTTAGTTTCGTAAAATTTATTTTGAGCAAGCACGTTTGAAATAGCTTCTTCTTCTGCTATCTCTATACTTTGTTTATAATCAAGCTGCATGTGTAAAGATAACTCTTCTTCATTTTCAGGCAAGTTGTCTTTGTTTTCAGTTGAATATAAATCCATGCCTAATACCTGTTGAGCTTTTTGTAGATATTCTCTAGTTTGAATATCTCTCATCAGCGCATTAGCATAGTTAGTTCTTTTTTGTACCGAGTCTGGATCTTGTGAATAAGCCTTTATATCGTAATCTCTATCAGCTAAACCATTTGTAACTATATCTACAAATTTAGAAATAATTGGAACAGGTTTCCAGTCTAAGTTTAAATAAGATAAATCACCATTAATAGCAAGTTCATCTTTATATTTTTGTATTGATTGCTCTCCTCTAGCATATAGTCTTCTATTATGATATTCAGCATAATTAGTTTTATATAAGCCATATCTTACGCTACCGCTTCCATATCTATTATTACTGAACCACTCGTTTTCAATAGCTCTAGCTACTTTCAAGCCGTATTCGTATGTGTTCTTTTCCTCAGTAGGTACCACCTGACTTGGAAAGCCACTTAGATAATTAGTGTCAACACTCATTTATTGTATAATTTTTGAAGTATAACCAGAGTTACTATATTTTTTAAATCCTAGAGACACCGCCTCTTTTTTAAATTCAGCAACCGGTTTGTATTTATTTTTATTACAAGCCATTATAGCAAGTCCAGAACTTATTGACGCGTCAAATTTAGTTCTATTGTTTATATTAAATTTAGCCCAGTCTTCTAATGTACGTTGAAAATACATATCGCCATATCTATCTGATAATTCACCTACATATGTTTCAATATAATATTCAATTGCAGCTGCATGAGCTTGTCTTATATCTTCGCTAGAGTTTGGTATACCACCTATTTCTTTTTCAGTAGTTGATAATTTATTCCAAACTTTATCAGGTCTATTCATAGAATAACCTCTGTAACCTCTACGTTTTAAATAATATAAAAGTCTAGGTTTATTATTTTCCGCAAGTAATGGCATACCGTAAAATACTAATGCCATTAATATATCTTCAAAAAATATATCAGCTGTTTGTGGTCTAGCTATATATTCTAAAAAGAAATGATTAGGAGGACAATCCTCCATACTAAATTTTGTTAAACCATGTAAAGATCCTTTTGATCCTTTATTGTCTACCGTTCCAGAAATATCGTAACTATCACAACCAAAAGCTCCCATGTGTTCATTACCTGGATATTTAACAGCTCCTTTTACTATAACATTATTCTGTAAATTAATAGGTGGAACCCAAGATATTTTAAATCTACCTTCTTTATTAGGAGAAAATATAACTCTACTATCTTGTATACCATTTTCCCATTGAAAATTACCAGCTGTAACCAACGGAGAAGTTAATAACATTTCTTCGTTGTAATCAACTTGTTGATATATTTTAGTTAAATTAAACAAAGAAGATTTTGTTTCATCTCTAAATGCGTGTTTTTCCGTGCGAGGAAATTGTCTATAAAACTCATTTAAAGCATCTTGATCTCCTTTTAATCCATCTACTTCGTTGTTCCAATAATCAACTACACCTAATTCTATTTCATACCCATCAGGGCCGATCGTTTTTTCTTTAGGTGTATCGAATACAGGTAATCCATAAGAATCAATGTATCCTTCGTAATTCCATTCCATAGGTATGAACAAAGAATAGAGTCCCGAACGAGTCTGTCCGTTGGCGTTTCGTTTTGTAACATCGGAATCATAATACAATTTTTTAAAATTATTACCTCCTTTATCTAATGCATTTGAAGTTGAACCCATCATGCATTTACCAACTATTCTACTACCTAATCGTAAGGTTGTCTTGGTGACACGCCAGTTGTTGAGGATGTTATTGGGCTTTTCCCACTTCCCCGACTCATCATGGACGAGGAGTTTGAGCTTCTCCCCATCGTAGGAGTTGTCACCGGTATTCTTCCAGTCGATGGTGGTGTCCAATCCCTTGAGATCCTGTAAGGTTTCGTCGGCGGTGCTGGTAAGTTTACGTCTGGTAAATTTACTGGCTGGGACACGGTAGGCAAGCTCGGTCTTTGGACGGTCCATTCCGTCCTGGGTCGGCTTGAAAAAGAAGGGGTAATTAACGGATATGGGTACCACCTTATCTGTGAACATACTCTTCGCGTCAGGTCCAGACTTGGATAATATACCATACCTGGAGTCACTTGATATGGTTGCCAAGTTAACCACCTCTCCTGAGGCCATGAAAGAAAACCCGGACCTCCTATTCTTAAGGTAACACATCCCAAAGGATCGTGAATCTGCCTTACAAGCTTCCCAGAAAATAAAGAATAATCTATTTGATTCACGGAAATCTGGTTTCCCGACGTCAATCTTAGACCACTGCAAGTACATGTAATGAGTACCACTAATGTAAGTAGGAACGTCTTTGTTATAAAACCAAAAACCTTCTTCTCTACGAGTGAATTCATTATCGATGTAATCATACCATTTTTCTTTAAAATCTTGTGGGTACTGTTTAAAATCAAAAACAGTTTTTATTTTTTGTAATTCTTTAGGATAATCAAATCTATCCCAAGTATTACTTTTAAATTTATAAACATCTTTAGGTTTAGGTAAAGCTATTTTTAAATTTTGTATTTCATATATATCGCCTATAGTACCATCTTTACTTATAATTACTATATCAAATTCTTTATTATAACCATATTCCCATTTTTTAGACTTATTATATTTTTTAATAGTCTTAGGGTTTATATGATCATTTACTATTTTGTATAAAGTTTGCTGATACATTATTTAGACCTCCCTTCTGCAAAACCTTTAAAAGTATCTTTTTTAGTTTCTTTTTTAGGCTTATCCTCTAACATATCTTTTTCTTCTTGTATACGATTAAGTATTTCAAAAGCATCAAATATAGCAAGCTTTTTAGTTGCCGCTGCATTTTTTAATCTGTCAGCTGATATATCATCATCTGAATCAACAATAGGTTCTTTAGCTACCTTTATTAATTCTTCCACCGCTTTTTGCCCAGCGTGGATTATATTCAACTTCGTCTCCTTTGTATTCATACTTAGCAAAGATGTTTTTAGATTTCATACAATATAAAAGTTCTTCATCAATTAAAAACCTCCATTCACGTTTAGGTGGATAACCAACTAAATCACCGGTGTTTACGCCTTTTTTAGCTAATTGTTTATTGTTGTATTTTATTACACCAGTTAAATATTTGTCTTTAATTGGTTTTATAAAACAATAATCACCAAACGTTTTCCAATTACCATCATTTGTATATAAGTATATTTGATCAGGCGCAGCAAAATACAAGTCTTCATTAAAGTAAGAAGCTGAATTACGCTCATCACCTTGTTGATCGTACCATCTTCTAAATATATTATGATGCACTATAACTATATCACCTACTTTAATATCTGTATCGTAAGCTGTAGGCGTTGCTATTACTTTAGCAAATCTACTTATAAATTCAAACTCTTCTATTGAAGTGTTTATAATTAATTTTTTATCACCAATTTTAATTTCATTTTCATATCTATTATTAAGAGGTGATATAATAAAATTTTGAATACTTCTCATTAATATTCTAAATCATATTCGACAGATATAGCCATGTTAGAATTAAACTTCTTCCATGGCAATACCTCATCGTTTTTCTTTATATAAATATTATAAGAACTATCAGATTCATCAAGCATTATACAATGTATTTCATGTCCTCCATAAACTTGCTGACCTATAGAATAATGCATCGCATCATTTTTATAATCAGCGCCAATACTGATTTTTCTTATATTAGAATCCATTAGTCTACTTTTTTAAGAGTTTCTTCTGGAATCTCTTCATAAGTACCATCAGCTAAGTTAATACTTACTTTACCATATTCTTTTTCTAACTCAACTTTTAACTCGTCCATTGCTTTTCTAATTGCTGGAACTTGAGTTAATAAATCTTGTTTTTGTGCTTCAATAGCGCCAACTTGATTTATAACTTGAGCCATTTGGTTTTGGTTTTCTTGAATCTTTTTTAAATCTTCTTCTTTAACTTTTTTAATTTCTTCACTCATAATTTAATTTTTATTTAATTTTAATAATTGTTTACTTAATTATAGTCACTTATTTTATTAGTATTTTACTTTTTAAATATACTAGTTGCTTTTTCTGTCGTGCGTCCTCCGAAATAGGCTAATACAACGGCCATCATAACATTCTCAAAAGTAGAGTTCCAATTATCATGTATTGTAAAAGGTATACTTTCTACGCTATCTAATATTCCAGCAAATGAAAATATAACAATACACCATATTAAAACTAATGGTCTTACGTTTTTAGACATCCAAGAATCAGACATTGAGTCTGCTTTCCATCTTGAAGTAATGGCCTCTATTTCTTTATTCTGTTGATCAAATATTAATTGTTGAAGTTTAATTTTATCTTCAACTGGCGCAGGAGATTTTGTAATTTCAGCTATAGCTTCTTGAGGAGATGTTACTCCTTTTAATACATTAGCTAAAGTTGGGTTTACAACTGACGCTGCTCCAAATAATAATTTACCAACTGTTGTGTCTTTAAATTCTTTTTTGTTTTGCATAAGCTTCTTTTTCCCAAGGTAAATTTTTATCACCTTCTTTCATTTTAGATCTTGGATATTTTTTACCACACCAATAAACATATTTATCATCATAAGACAAATCACCGCGTTTTATTTGATCTACATGAACCATCTCATGACTAACAGTCTGGGACTCTACGTCAGTAGGTAAATGCCTATTTATAACAATTGCCCCTGTGTTTAAAGTAACACCGTGAACAGCACCATCTTTAAAATCAACTTTATATATCGGCGTGTTATCAATATGATATGGTGGGTTTATTTTAAAAGCCATTATCTCTTATAGCTACATCCTTTTTTCTTAGCGCCTTCTCTAATCATAGCAAAATCATTAGCATCTACATCACCATCGCCATCTCCCATTGCATCAATTTTTTCGCCGCCTTTATTTAATTTTTTAGCTGCAGCTCTATTATCGACTGGCATATATGTTTCTAGGTTTCTAACTTTTCCATAAACTTTACTTAGTGGATGTATATTACCCGGAAGCATCATAGCAGCTGCTTTATCAGCTTCGCTACTATAAGACATTACAGCTTTATTTTTCTCGCCATAACTTTTAGCAGCATGCTTTTTGTCATCATAAGCGTGTAATGATTTGTCAGCTCTGTGCAATTGTTTTTTTGCATCGTAAATTAATTCTCT